CACGGCACGCTTGGCAGCGCCTAATTGCTGATCTTTCCAATCCCGCACCGTAGCCATGGCACCGGTACGCACATCGACCGTACCCTCGGCAGTTGGCGCGCGGTCCTCCCCGCCGGTGACCAAGCGTGTGTAGCGTTGACGAGACTCTTCCTTGTGCTTCTCACGCTGCCGCATGTCGGCCAGCCGACCAACCTCTTCATCTGTAAGGAGATGCAGTTGGTTCGCTGGGACGCGTAGCAGCTGATCGTCGGTGAAGGCGGGCATGGGTGCTATCTCTTCTCGACGTAGTTCGACGTGGGTTTCTTAGACTTGGATGCACCGTCCTTCTCAGCGGCGCGGCGGTTCAACTCGCCCATGATGTCATCGATGTTGGCGGCGGGGGTGGCAGGTGCAGCAGCCGACTCCCCTTCCAATCCCGTCCCTGCCAACTCCCCCGGCATGTGCTTCTTGATGGCGGCGAGCAGCTTAGGATTGCTACCGACAACCTCCTTGATCGCCTGTAGACGCGTCATCGCATACGCCTCGGCGGGGATCTCCTTCTTGGAGATCATGGCGGGGTTGCCTTCTTCATCCTTGCCGCCGGTCATGACCATGTCGTAACCAAGGGTGCCAAGTAACCGCGCCTGAACCGCACCAATCTGTCGCTTGGTTTCCTTGACACCACCCGTCTTACCCATGCCCGCCGCGGCGAAATCCTTGTCGATCTCGGGGCGTTCGTCGGACTTAGCAACGCTCTCCTTACGCGACTTCTCCTTCGCAGCCGTTGCGTACACCTCATCGACATCCTTCGGGGTGTAGCCGATCTCGCGCCCCCAATCGTACATCTTCTGATCGGGCTTACCGCCGGGGACAGCTTCCGCGTTGACTTGATCTCGAAAGCGATTCAAATGAACGTCGAATTCACTTGACGACCCCCGCGACCCCATGGGAATATTCGCGGCGATGTACTTCTTGTCGTCGTCGGTGAGCTTCAATCCAAGTCGCTGCTCAAGTGCGCCGATGAAGCGGAGACTGTGCTGCGCCTCCTCCTCGGGCGACTTCGGCTTCCCCTCCATGATGTCACCGCGTAAGTTACCCTCACGTGCCTCGCTTTCGACGAGTTTAACATTCGCCGCCTTCTGCTGTGCCTGTACGGGAGTGCCCTTCATGAACTCAGCATCGAGGATGGGCGATACCGCCTGCTGTACGTGCATCGGCGCCTTCATCCAACGCTTCTTGTACGCTTCCAACGCGGCGTATCGTTCAGACGGGTCCATCTGTTCCAGTTCAGCCCGCTTAGCCGACGCTTCCTTCGCAGCCTCATCCACCTCGCGCTTCTCCCGCTCGCGGTTCTGTTCAAGCTGCTTGCCGATGGCGTTGAACGTAGCCATCCAGGCATTGCCGACGTTACCCCAAGGGTCTTGGGATTCACCGTAGATGGGCATGGATCACCTCAACTCTTCTTCCACAGCTGCGAATTCGCCAAGGAGGGCGCAATCCCCATGAGCCCCTGTCCCATCGCACCCCATGGTGTCGTGCGGTACTGCTGGTTTTGGAAGGGTGCGCCGAACGCGGCACCGCCCAGCTGCAACATCTGCATAGGCAAGCCAAACATCTGCTCCGTCGCGCCCGCACGAGCCGAGATCGCAGCAGGCAGGGCACCACCGAAAATGTTCGCCATCTGCTCCATCAGCCCCGATTCAAGTTGCCCACGCATCTGACCCATCTGGAATTGGAGACCGCTGCCGCTCAGTCCGCCAGTTAACGCCGCCTGTTCACGCAAGGAGGCTGCCCCTTGATCGAACGATCGCTCCATCTGGGGACGCATGTACCCTTCGATCTGCTTGGTGAAGTCGGGGAGGAAGCCTGTCGCCGCCTGCTGCTGCATGTTCTGCATGCCGCCCTGGAAGATACCGGGGAGCGCGCCGCCGAGTTGTCCCATGCCCATTTGACCAGCCTGCGTGAAGGCGTTCAAGAGGGGCATGAGTTGCGGTGGGATCTGTGCGGGGGCGGCCTTCTTCTGCCCCTTGCCGCTCATCATCCCGCCGAGGAGGGAGGAGCCAGCCGAGATTGCCATTGGTGCCCAAGCCATGAGTTACTCCTTCCCTTCAATACCAAGTTCCGCCCGGTCGATCTCGTACCAGTAGGTATCAACCGGTTCGCCCTTGTAGTGCACCTGCCCTCGCACGATGCCACGCCGCCGCATCCCCGCACGCTCCGCCAACTTCTGCGCGGCAACGTTATCCCGGCCGATGAATGCATCGATGCAGATGAGATCGTGCGTCATCACGGCAATCTGCGCCGCGGACCGCCACGTCTCAACGTCGATCTCGCACGTCTCATCCCACTTCGCGACGAACACCTGCGAGCGGTACGACGGCACCGTGTACAGGAATGCAATCATCCCCCGCCCATCTTCGATGTCGAAGATGAGGTTCAGCGGATTGCAAAACTGGCTGACGTACCAGACGCCAGGATTGACATCCATGTTCTCGTCGGGCCAGAATTCGCGCACGCCCTGTACGCGGGGGGCGAGCGTCTTGTGCGCGTTGATGTCGTTGCAACTTACGATAGAGAGCCCGGCTACCTTAGTCGTCATTCGTGCGCCTTATTCGAGCCCGAGGGCATGAACTCAAGTGTCAACCCCCACAGCTGCATGTTCTGATTGCCGGTCACGCGGACCTGATGCCACGTACTCGGCAGGAGGGTGTAATAGCGTTTGGTCATGACACGGTTGGTAGGGGAGTCGTTGCCCACCACGCTGCCATCGCTAATCGTGGTCCAGGTATCGCCACCGTCGAGGCTGACTTCAACGGACGGTACCCACGGGCCGATGTCCTTGAACTGCACGGCCACTTCATGCAGCGTAAGCATCGTATGCTCATCGAGGATGCGTCCGTCGGGGAGGGACATATCGGTCGGGATGATCGCAGCGGTGGTGTAGGTGCCGGTGATGGCGTTGTCGAAGTCGGTTTGCGTGGCGCCGTTGTCGTCGTGGGCGACCCGGCCGTCCGATGCCCCATACATGAACGACCGCGCGCTCGCCTGACCTAACATCGACGCCCACGACTTGAACGCCAGCCGCAACCCTTCCCACGTTCCATACGCGCTGAGATCGCTCCACGTCAGCTGGCCGGTGGTAGCGAATAGCGACGACGCGGTGAGTGCCGTCCCGTGGCGATATGGGCCATACACCCGCCGTTCCTCAAGCTGCAACACCCACGTCTCGTTGGGGTAGGTGGAGCCGTCGGTAGGCAGGTAGACAAGCATCTCCTTAGTCGCGCCGAGATAGATAGCGTGGGCGAGGTTGATCGATGAGGGAGTGATGCGGCTCACCACACGACTGGTGATCTCGGTGGCGACTGGTAGGATCCCCCGCGCGCCGTCGTACAGGTAGAACCCATCCTGCCCAACGAAGAAGTAAAGGTCCGGGGTGATCTGTGCGAGGGTGCGGGGGCACAGCACACCAATGCCATTCGTGTTGATCGTGTCCCAGCGATACGGCGCTTGCACGATCCCCGTCGGCGTACCCACGACGATGGACCCACCAACCGAATCCCCCTTGAAGATGCAGACGTTCCCGCCGATGGTCGCACCTGCGACGATTGGGTAGGCGTCGTCGTTGAGATCGACGAAGCCACCACCCAGCCCGGTAATCGTCTCAGGATCGCCGACGATGGAGTAATAGACGCGGGTGGTCTTGCGTGGGGTGCCCGCGAGCGTCTGATCGATAACGTTGCCAAACAACGCCCGCCCGCGGTGTCCGATGATGGTTTTCGCACCTTTCAAGTAATCTTGAATGTCATCCATGGTTTCGGCATCATCGCCGCCACCGGTGTACTTGTAGACATCATCGACGCCGTTACAGGTGAACATCTGGTTGGCGCGTGACTCCGCCCCCGCACGAGCCACCATCGCAAAGCACCACGTATCGGTCTCGTCGCCCGTCAGCATCACGTCATCGGGATCAACGATTGGATCGAACTCGCTCCCTTCGTCGTACCACATGCCCGCTTTATCCGCGCGGATGAGTTCGGTTTCCCCGTCGTCGAAGTGGGCGAGGAAGAGCCCGTTGACGGCGCCAGCTGCGTCGTCGGGGATCTCGTGGTACTCGTAGAAGCCGGGGCGGACGCTAGCGAGGCTGAAGAGTAGGCGGAGGTTCTCAGTGAAGGGGGTGGCGGGGCCGCTTACACGAGCCTCGCGAGGTAGCAACGACTCCGCGGCTTGGTTGAGCACAACCGTCCCACGGCCGAGATTCGTGAGGGATAGGTTGAGGGAGCCTGCGCGGGGCATC